GGCACTGCGTACGTTGGCCGCTTCGGCGGCCTCACGCTGGGCGCGTTGCTGCTGTTCAATGTTCGCCGCGTCGTCAGCGGCAGATGCGGCGGTGCCGCCGTTATCGTTCGGGTCCATTGCGTTACCTCGGGTGGTGAAAATGCAGGATTCGCCCTGCTGGGGAGCGTCCCGTGTCGTGGCGCCTGCATCGGCTGGCACGGTGACGAAACTGAGTTCTTTCGGCGTCCACCGCACAGCGCGATAGACAGGCAACTGCCCTTGCACGCGAGTGATTTGGTACTGCTGAACGCTGTACCCGACGCTGATGTTGCGGATGATTCCGGCCTCGATGTCGGCGACGATCCCCGCGACCTCTTCGCGCTGACTAAGCCGCAGAATGGCGCGCCCTTCGCCGTTGCTGAGCCAAGCGCGCTCGACGACACCGAGCTGGCTTTCCAGCCCGCGCGTGGCGTGGCTGTCCAGCACGGGCGCAGCGCCGGTATTGAGGCGCCCCATGTCGATGGCGGCATCGCTGACTTCCAGCTCTTCGGAGTATTCCTCGTCAGCCCAGAAGTCGTACCGACGCACGGCGGCGCCCGTTGTCCAGGTCACTTCGACAGTGCGTGACTCCGCGTTGAAACTCGCCGGAGTGAGCACGGCGAGGCGGGTTTGCATCGGTAGCTTTCGGGTTTGTGCGCTCATGGGCGAGCATCAAACACCGGTGCCAGTCCCAAGTTTAGGCAAAATGGGACGGGCTACAGACCGCCGACCATCAGCAGCACTTCTTCATCATCGAGGCTATGGTCGACTGGCCGTAACGAGGCCAGCGGGATCGCTGGCGTACGACGACGGCGAGCGCGTGATTCCTCACGGATTGGAATGACGGTGGCCAGCTTTGGCGGTGTTGCAACGGGCTGATCTTCCAGCACCACGCCCCAGGCATCAGCCCAAGCCGCACCAAACGATAGCCCCCAAGCCGATGCCATCACGGACCCCAAGGATCAGACGGGCTGCCCGATCCGCTGATCGTCTGGCCTTTAATCTGCACCGTGTTGACGGGGATTGTCGCGGCTTCCAATGCCGCCACAACGGCATCCGCCAGCGCGGCATAATCCACGCCGCCGCTGCTGGCCGTGTTGAGTTTCGCGCCCATCGTCCCTGCGTCGTTGTTGACTGCGGCGAGTGCAGACCAGACCGCCGTCGCAATGCTCTGCGTCGTCAGCACGCTGGCATCTTCAGTGCTGCCTTCCATGTGCCCGATGGCGTACGGGATCAGCGTGCCGGTGACGGTAAATGATGCGATTCCTGCACCATCTGCCAGTGCGCCAAGTTGCGCCGGTGCCGCCGTGACGGTGAACGATGCCGCGCCGCTGCCGTTGATGGATGCCGTTGCCAGTGCATCCGCCACCGACACCGCGAACGAGGCTGCACCCGAGCCGCTGACGATCAGCTCGCCCGCCGCATCGGCGACGGTGAACGTGATCGCCGACGAACCCGATGCAGGCAGGCCCATCGTGCCTGAGCCAGTGGCATCGACCGCAATCGACGTGCGCCCCGCCAATCCGCCCGCCTCGACCGCCAGCAGCCATGCGCGACCGCCATAGCCTGACGGGATTGCGCCGACGATCTGCGAGTAGGTGCCCGACACGTAGCGATTCAGCCGCGCACCTTTCAGCCCGCCGTATGCCATGGATCCAGAGGCAGCCAGCGCGCCAGCAATAGCACGCGGCATGCTGCAAAAAACGCGTTGGCCGTTGGGATACAGCATCAGCCCCAGACCGTTTCCAGCGCACCGGCAAACGTGGTCGACGCCGCGACCGCTGCGCCGGTGCCGAGCAAAAAGCCAAGGCAGGCGCCGTCCTTGATCTGCGGCGCGCTCGGCAACTGGTTCCAGAAGTCCTTTTCGGTCATCAGGCTGGCGATACTCAGCGGAATCTGTGCCAGAGGCTTGACCAGTAGCAGCACCGCTGTGGATGCCGTGCCCGATGCCGCCGACAGCGTGACCGTCTGCACCGACTTAACGCCGGTATCACCCGATGCCAGCGGCAGATAGGGACCGTAGTTGTTCGCCGCCGTGCCCGAATGCACGATGTGCGGCACGATGGCCGATGCCGTGCAGGCCACCGTGACCGGCAATGTGCGGCCCGACGTGCTGCCGCTGTTGGTGTAGCTGACGCTAAGGTTATGCGCCGTCGCGCCCGTGGTTGCTCGTGCAGCCAACGCCAGACGACAGCCTGCGCCATCGGTGTAGCGGTGCGCTGGCGTGCCAAGCAAGGTCTGCGCCGACAGCGTATTCATGTTGATGCCAGGCCAATAGCCCTGCACGTCCACCAGCTGCAGCACTGACGGTACGCCAGTCGCTGCGGTAGACCATGCCGCCATCGTGCTCAGGTGCTTGATCAGCGGCGTCACGTCTGCGCCGTGCGGGATGCCGAATCGCGTTGTGCCGTCACCCGCCGAGCCGGTGCAGGTCTGCCACGTCAGCGCGGTTCCAGGGTAGGTCGTGGCCGGCGGGTAGCCGCCAAGAGAGAGCATTTCGTACCAGCGGCCAGCGGCATACGCTGCCGCGCCCGTGATTTTGTTGTAGTCGGTTCGCTCGGTCTGTCCTGCGCTGAATGCGGCATAGAGTTGGTCGATCGATTGAATTGCCATGTCAGCCCCATGCGAATTCGGCATCGCCGAAAAAAGTAGTTGATCGACTGCTGCCATTGTTGCGGTAGAAAAAGCTCAGGTGCGCGCCGTCTTTGATGATCGGCAAGCGAAAACCGTCCTTGGTGAAGTCAATCTCAATTGCCGACTTGATGCCGCTGGTATCGGCCTGCAGCAGTGCGTCGTGGTAGTGCGTGAACTGCGCCAGCGGCTTGATCACATAGATGCACTGCAATCCGCCCGGTGGCGTGCTGTAGGTGATGCGATTGACGCGCTTTACGCCTTGGCCGATGGGCAGGCACAGCGGCCCCACGTCGGCAGATGGCGTCGTGCGCGTTCCGGAGCACGCGCAGTTGATGCCCAACAGCGGGACATTGATGTCGAGCGTTTGATCGGCATCGTTTTCGTCGGTGTATTCCAGCAGCATGCGTCCGCTGGCGGTTGCCGGTGACACGTGATTGACCATGACCAGCCGCAGACCTGCGCCATCGGCGTAGCGCGGCAGCGTTTGCGTGTTGTCCATTTCCTGCGTGTCGGTGCTGTCGCCATCAATCAGCGGGTAGTAGCCGACAAGGTCATACAGCACGAAGTCGATACTCGCCTGCGATACTTGGCTTGCCTTCGGTCGCATCGTGATTTTGTGCAAAACACGCTGCAATCCAGCGGCAATTGGCGGGATATAGATGGCATCGTTTCCAACGGCAACGACAGGCGTGAACGCGGCGACCTCACCAATGCGCGCATCGTATGACGGCTGGCCCGCTTGGTAGGCCCAATCCTGCCATTTGGTGTCGTTCGCCTGCCCAGCGCCCGTCTTGATAAATCGCGTGCACCAGTGCCGACCAGCGGCGTAGGCGTCGAGCAAATCGGCGTGACTGGCGATCATTCGACAGCCTCGTCGGGGATCATCTCGACTTGACCGTCCGGATGATCCACGCACGCAGGCACAGCGTCATCCTCGGTCTGCAGGCCGAGCATCGCCAGACAGTGCGCGCAGCGGTAAATGCTCATCAGTCGGCACTGATCGACAGCACGCCGATAGCGAACTGAGGCTGGATGCCTGCGGACACATTGAGCGTTGCCGACAGCGCGCCGCTGATCATCATGTTGACCGCACCCGATGCGGTGTCTACCACAGCAAAGTGCGTCAGCGCGTTGGTGCCCGCCGTGCACGCGCCGAACTGGATCAGTGCCGCGTTGGTGAACGGCGACGCTGTGCCCGTCCATGCACTCGATTTGGTCAGCGCCACGCGTGAATAACCGGTGTAGTCGGCTTCGTCGGCAATGCTTCCGGTTTCGGAAGGGTCAGCGGTGAACATTGCCAGATACTGCGTCGCGCCTGCGCGGTAGGACGGGTCCAGACCGCGCAGTAGCACGTCTAGGATATCGGCTTCGGTGGTGTTGGAAAGACTCATTTGTTACTCCGCGTCGGTTTCGATCTGCGTGGTGCTGACGATGCGCCCCATGCTGTCTCGGGTGATGTCGGTGGTGGTTTTTCGCGTAGGCAGGTCCAGCGTGATTTCTGCCGGCGGGATGTTGGCCTCCAACTCGACCGTGACCTGGGCGGGCTGGATGGTGACGTTGGGGGCGGCGACGTGGATCACAGGCGCATCGGCACGTACTTCGGCAGGCTGCACATCAATCGTCACCGGCGTGGGCTGCACGTTGACATGCACCGCTGGCGCTTCGGCACGCTCGACATTGACAGTCGGGCCGCCGACATTCACCACAGGCGGCTCGATTCGTGTTTCGCTCTGGTGGATGTGGATTGCTGGCAGAGTGAGTTGCATCGGCGGGATGTCTCCCGCGCTGCGCTTACCCTGCTTTGGCGGCGTAGTCGGGTCAGTCAGTTCGGGATCCGCTGCCGGTTTGCCCTGCATGAACTGCAGGAATGGCAATGCGCCGGACTCTTTGAGTGCCGCAAAGTCGCTGCCCAGCTCGGCAAACACTTGCTCAGGCTTGTATCCGCGACGGCGTAGGCTTTCGCTGGGTGTCATCAGGCCGTACTTGATGGCCTCAACTTCCGCGTTAATATCTTGCTGCGGGTTGACGTAGTCCCAGCGCGGCGTGGACCACTCGACGGCGGTATCGATCGGCAGGCCCGTAAAATTGGCGGCCTCGCAAAACCACTGCCAGATGCGGTTGAGCATGCGTGGCACCAGCACCGTCCATTGCATCTGTTCTACGTCACGGCGGAAGTCGATGATGCGGATGCGGGCGCTGCTGAAGTTGACCTCGTTCATGTCGCCAGTGAGTGTCTCGTAGGGCACGCCGATTCCCGACGCGATCAGGTGTAGCTGCCACTTGAGATACTCGACTGTGCCGCCTCCTGGCTTGGGGTCGAACGTAGTCAGATCAAGGCCGGGTGGAAGCTCGGTGATGCCACCGGACGGCAATGCGCCGAGGTCGCCATCGGCGACTTTTGCCGGGTCCACGCTTGTCGCACCGTCTGACGGATTGCCCATAGCGTCGACGCTGGCACTCGCCAGCACGCCAAGGCGGGATTCGAGATTTTTACGGGCCAGCACCGCATCTTCGTAGAGCATCAGATCCCGCGAGCGGGCGATGATGGGTGCCAGGCGCGTGATGCCACGCATTTGGCCTGGTCGACGGGCGTCGAACAGGTGGATGATGTCGCTGGCGGGCACCAGCTTGCTCGCGACTTTCGAGGCCGATAGAGGGTCGCCGGGGTGCGATTCGAACAGCCAAAAGCCCGTGCAGCGGCCAAGCGCGTCGAACTGTTTCCCGCTGAGGATGCGTCCGCCACCAGCAACAGGCCCAATCTTGGCCGTGTCGATGTAGTCGGCTTCGAGCACCTGCAGTTGTATAGGCACCGGCAGGCCATCGCTGGCCAGCCGCATGCGCTTGCGAATGAGCACTTCGCCATCTTGCTCCATGGCGTGATAAGCGAGGCGCTGCAGGCCGTAGATGTCGTGCAGGCCATCGGCATCGGATACCGGACTCCACGACTCCCACAGACTGTTGAGTTGTTTCCCGAGTCGCTTGGATTCGGCGCGGCTCACGGGCTCGATGCCCGTGCCGATGGTGGCACTGGTCAGCGATTGTAGGGCGCGGGCGATGTATGGGACGTTTTGAACAAGCGACCGCGCACGGGCGCGCAGTTGCACCGCATCAGCGCGGTGGTCGAGGTTCGCCGACGCACCAGCGCGGCGAGGCCGCCAGCCGTCTTTGGTGTTGGCGCCTTCGTAGGCGCGGACTTGCCGCACTGGCGCTGTCGGTTTGGCGGCCGGCTGTTGGTGGCGTTTGCGCTTGGCCATCAGTCGCCCCGCAACGTGGTGAACGTGTAACGCTTTGTCGCGGCTTTGCGCGTGGCGGCAGCCGCCGCAAGCTGCGCAGCGACGTGGGCACGCGCCGCCATCAGTTCGTCCATCGATCGATACGTGATGCGCCGCCCGTTGAATTCCAGCGTCAGCGCGCCTTGCGCAATCGCGGTGTCCAACTTGTCGAGGTCTGTGCTACTGAGGGCCATGGGTTTATTCCACCGAATGCCCCAGAGTGTTGCTGCCGCTTCGTCCCATGTTTAGGCAAAATGGGACGAAGCGCATTTTTAGATATTTCGCGGCGGTTTCTTCACCGAATTTCCGCGAATTTCGGAACGAATCCGATAGACCGTCGTTCGCCCAACGCCATGCTTGCGGGCGATCTGGTCTGGTGTAAGGGATGTTTGCTCGCGAAGGTCGCGCTCAATCTGCGATCGCTTTTCGCTATTGATGTGCGGATTCGCCGGGATGTAGACCCGCTCACCTCGGTATGACTCACGCACCCGCTCTACCGGCACACCAGCCAGCGCGCAGTCGTACACGTACTGCACAAAATCGGGATCATCACCCATGCAACGGGATCGGCTGACGCTACTGAGTCGGTCCATTGTGGTCACCATGTTCGGCTGAATGTGGGCTTGCGGGGTGTGGGCTTGGCGGGTGTTGCTGATGGCTTGGCGGGAGACGCCGAAGCGGCCTCCACCACAGCTGGCTGGGTGGCGGTTTTGATGGGTTCGCGGTGGTCGTATTCGGGCAGGGGTTGCACGTTGCTGAATAGGTCGTCTGCAGGCTGCACGGCAGCTTCCACCTGGTCCCACCACTTGGCCTTGCTGGGATGTAGCAGCCCGAGGCGTTCTTCGATCCAAATGACGTAGGCGGCGCAGTCCTTGACTTCGTTTCGCGCGCGCACCTTGGACCAGCGGGTTTCTGTACCGCTGGCGGTACGGCGGATGGCGCGTACTTCCGAGGCCATCTGCTTGTACCACTCGTCCGACAGGGCGCGGGCAAGATGCACGTAGCCGGGGCCGGGTGTGGTGACATCGAGGCGGGACTGCAGGCGATCTTTGGCCAGGTTGGTGCCGACGTTCCACAGAGTTGGGCCGCGCTTTTCGATCTTCCCGTTCCAGCGGAATGCGACCTTGCTATTGCTTTGGTCGATAGATCGCTCGCGACCGCTGTAGCCTTTGATTGCATGCACGCGCAGGTGGCGAAGTTTGTGGGCGAATGCGTAGACGGCGTCGGCGTGGTGTCCGCCAGAGTCGATGGCCCAGCCATACACGCGTTGCGGGATGCCGGAGACGTGCGGGTATTCTGTCGTGCGCACGAAGTTTTCGACTTCATCCCAGAACGATTGCAGCGCGGGGTTGCCAAAGATCACCAGGTGATCGATCGTCCACATTTCGCCGCCACGCCCAAGGCCCCAGATCGCAACCTCGACGCGGTTGTCCTGGGTGTCGATGGATGCCAGCAGCAGCAGGCATCCGCGTGGCATCAGGCGCAGGGGGAATGGCTCTGCACGCTGCTGCAGTTCGCTGGCGTCGGTGCGCTCGATCTCCCCTTCCCAGCACTCGCCCAAGGTCGTGTTGTGGAAGGCCTGCATCTTGGTGGCGTCGCCTTCCTGCATTGCGGCATGTGCGGCCATGAAGTCGGCGACAATCTGCGACCACGCCACGACGGGGCTGTAGGCTGTCCAGACATGCAGGGCGACATGCTTTGGCGTAGGGGCTGGTGTGCCATCTGGCAGCGTGAATTCACCGTTTGGATGCAGCCACAGCTCGCCGTCTTCGCTGCCGAACACGCCTTGCTCGGCGACGTTGAGGTAGTCAGCTTGGCTGGCCAGCGTGCCGCAGTGCGGGCACAGGTGCATGACGGTTGACGCGTCATCGTTGAACCACTTGAACCCGTGCGGCACGTCTTTCCCGCCCCACGTCAGCGCGTGGCGCTGGCCACAGTGCGGGCACGGCGCTTGAAACGTCATCCGCACGTCGGACAGGGCAAAGCGGCCATCGATCAACGAGAAACCCTTGAGCTTTGGCGTACTGCCGAGCACGCGCTTCGGGAACGTCGCGCCCTCGGTTCGCTTGAACGCCAGGGTGATCGGGTCACCCTCTTTCTCGACGTCGTTGTCCATCGCGTCGACTTCGTCAAGCAGGGCGTTGTCGATGCTGATGCGCCGAAAGTTCTTTGCGGCTTTCGCGCCCTTGATGCGCAACAGCGAGCCGAGAAAACGCTTGCTTTCGAGGGTGTTGTCCTTGTGGCGGCTCAGGTACTGCGGGAACACGTCACGCATCACCGTGATGTCGCGCAGCATCGGTTCCAGCTCAGACTTTACGAAGTCGACGGCGTCGTCGTCGGTGGGCTGCCAGACACACTGGTTGCGGCGGGTGTGGTGCGCGCTGTAGCCAACGAACGCCAGCAGGATCTTGGTGTACCCGATGCGCGCCGACTTCTTGAGGTTGACTTCCTCAACATCGTCGTTGGAAAGCAGCGACATGATGGCGCGCTGAAACGGCCACGGGTTCCAGCGTTGCTCGACGTAGCTGGATTCGGCGGACAAGTAGAAGTACTCACGCGCCCAGGCATCCAGCGTCATCGGCGGACGCATGGCCCATGCCGACAGACCACGCCGCGTTGCCGAGGCCACAGACGGCAGGTAGTCGCTGGCGTCGATTGGATGTGCGTCGGCAGCGGTGTCGAAGGTCATGCGGCCTCCGCGTCGGCATCGATGGCGCTGGTGTCATCGTCCGGCGATGCCTGGTCGCCATCCTCGATCACCGTGAGCGACATGGCAGCCACTTGGCCCAACGCCTTGCCAATGATCTGGTCGACGGCCTGCAGGTCTGCGGCGTTCAGCGAAGGGAACCGTCTGCGCAGCTCGCCTTTGATCGTGGCGAGTATCCGCTGGGCTTTGGTGCCGGTTGTCGCCAGAACCTGCTCCAGCAGCGCCACGGGAGCCAGCTCTTTGCGTGAGACGGCGTTCTGCATCTCGATCTTCTCAGCCTGCGCACGCGCCAGCCGAGCGCGTTCAGCGGTCAACGCGCCAGCGGCATCGCCGCCACGCCCCGCAGCCTGCAGCCGCAGGTTGTCGCAATACGCCAGCAGCCAGCTTCCAACGGTGTCCCCGTCGACCAAAACACCGCGACTGATCAGATCAGAAACGGCTGGCTGTGATATGCCAACCAGCAAACCGAAGTCCTTTTGTGTCATTTTCTCTTGAGGATCAATCACATAACCCCCTTAGAAAACCCCGTGACTAGCGGAAAAATGCGGCCATGCAACCCGTATTCGACACCCCTCAGGGAGGACCCGCCGCCCGACTGAACCCGCAATCCGTCGTGATGCCAACCTAGGCTTTGAGGTTGGGACAGGTTGGCATCAAGGTTGGCATCAGGTTGGAAACACCTGCTTGAGGTTGGCATCTTAGAAGGGGCAATCAGCACTTGCAGCATGTTCTTGCTTTGATGTCCTAGATACTCGCAGTCTCGGTGCAGCGCGAAGTGATGGCCCCACGACCCAAGCCTCGTTTTGACGTACTCTACGAACAGGTTTGTTTGCGTCATGGCTTTGCCTCCCATCCAGCGATAAGCCGTGAAACCTGCAGCTCAATCTTTCTGTATTCATTTTTTGCTATGACGATCAGCGTTACATCTGGATGGTATTTTGCCATCCTCTTGATCTTCGTCGCGCTTCGGTCGTCCATCCAGCCCTTTACCTCGTGATATGCGACCTTTCCGCAAACCTCCACAACCTCAAAATCAGGCAGGTAGCTGACGCATCCTCGCTTGATCCCGTCGAACCAAAATGTTTTTGGTTCGTGCCTCCAGCTTGCAATTTCTCCACGCTCTCTTAGCCATTCGAGATACCGCGCATAATTTGCTTCCCATCGCGAGCGGTAGAACTTCGTTATACCTCCAATCTCCCTCCAGCCAGCCTTCCACGTCGCATTCATGCGCATTGGTAACTGTGTTCCATTTCGTTCTCTTGTTGCCATAGCCTTAACCGTCCTAGCATGCCATTCCTCTTCGGTCTTTTTCTTTGCTGCGGCAATGGATTTTTGAGATATCAACGCTTTTGTTTCATCAGAGTGTTTTAACCCTGTTGAGCCTTTTGGATGTCCGTTTTTACGTATCCAATCCTTTGTTCTCTCACTTAATAGAGCCTTCTGCTCAGTTGTCTTGCGCAGCTTGCCTTGAGCATGAAGGTTTTTCATCACAACAGACTGATCTGGCCTTTTTCTTCCTCGCATTATTTCAGAGTGCTTTTCGTTCTTTTCCTTCCATGCATCGCTCGTTCCCCTTGCCTTTAGCCTAAGCCGCGACGCTTTTGCTCTTATCTGAGCGTCACTCATGCCAATCTGTTCGGCGCACCATCTGCGACCTTTTTGATGGTACATTTTGGCCAGAAACTCTACTTGATCTGCGCTCCACTTCATGTCGCGCTCCAAAAGCAGTGATTTAGCGACGGCGGCCACGGCAGCTCAATTTGCATGCTCTGCCTCCGTCGCGCGAACGTCGTTGATCATGGTTTGCAGGTCTGCGAACGAATCGTAGTGCCCGACGTGCCAAAATTGCGGTCGTGGCCTGAGCTGCGCGTGGCCGATCCGCAGGCATGGCGGCTTGGCGTTTTTATCGATGTAGACAGGCCTAGCGATGTATCCATCGATCGATTTCAGCCTCTCCCATACTTTTACGATCTCGCGATACTCAATCATTGCGCTCTCCGATCAGTTGGTTTTGATATTGCAACAGCAGCGCGTCGCAGTCGGTTCCGCTCAACTGCCTGCAGACTCGTTCGCGGAATGATGACGGCGACCGCGCGAACGACGGCCCGCGCTCGAACTCGTATGTTTGCGCGTCTTTCCATCGGTCCATGACGCCTCGGTGATGCCACGCGCACAGCCCTATAGTGTGATCGTGTCCAAGGTTCGGCGCCCCATGCTTTCCGCCGATGTTGAGGTGATGAATCTCGCACGGCTCGCGATAGTGCCCGTTCAACCGGCACGCAATGCAGCCTATGTCGTGGATTTTCGCAAACCGTGCGCCATCAGCTGCGCTTGGTGATCCGATGGCGCGTTTCATTTTCTATCCTCTCCGATGATTTTTACGACTCGCATCCGCGCGGCGATCCCGCGCAGGTAGGTTTCCGCCTCATGCCTGTGATGCTCAGGAACATCCAGCAGCGCGGCAGGCCATTGTCTAGGCTCGACCCGACGATGTATCCACGACGCGAAGCAAAGCGCGTTCGCGCCGCTCGG